TCCAAGCGTTTTAAAGAGTTTCGGCCTTGTCTTAAAAAGTATTTGTATGGTCAAATCCAGTCAAAAATACTTGCCATACAGCCAAATGAATGGGATATCGCTTCATACTTGCCTATTCATATGTTTGCCAAAGCACAGCCAGCCACAGTCTGGCAAGAATCATTGGATCAGATAAGGAAATAAGGAAAGTTTAAATGGCAATTTTCGATAACCTATTTGGTAATATCGGCCTTTTTGGTAACGAACCAGGAACAAGTGGTAGTATAAACGACTTCAAATCGAGTTTCGTTACTGACGTTGCAAGACCAAACAAATTTGATGTGGAAATACCTGTACCTATCACATTGATACCTTTTAGAGGAATGTCAAGAATACTAAAGATGCGTTGTGAGAACGCAGAACTACCAAGTAGGACATTTGCTACAGCAGATCGAAAGATAGGTTCTAATCCTGTTGAAAAGTTTCCATATCAACCAACATACAATGACGTTGCATTAACATTTATTGTTGGTGATGACATGAACGAAAGAATATTCTTTGACACATGGCAAGAATTTATAAACCCAACATATTCGTTTAACTTCACATACAAAACTGATTACGTTTCAAACATTACAATTAATCAGTATGATGTAGAAAATGATAAGAGTTATTCTGTAACATTGATAGATGCTTATCCGGTTTCAGTCAATCAATTAGATTTAGATTGGTCGGCTGACGGGCACCACAAATTAACTGTTGTGTTTGCTTATTCGTATTGGATGAATAACTCCGTTCAAGCATTAGGCACATCATTATTGTTAAGTGTTATATCTAGAATCACTGCTGCTTTGGGTGGTATTGGTTCACTTGGCACATTTGGTGATGAAGCAGATTTAGATAATCCTTTTACCACAATCGGAAATGATAATACTGGCCGAACTGGTTATGATGGTTATGATAGTTCTGGTTCATCATGGTTTGGTGGTACCGATGATTTAGTAGAAGAACCTTTTCCTTTGGAATATGAATCAGGTCAAGATTATTATGAAGAATCTTATCCAATGTATTCTGGTGAGTGGGACGGTTATTAATAATTTTTAAGGAGTGATAATAAAATGGCTTTACCAAAAATTGATTCGCCTGTATATGAAGTAGATTTACCTTTATCAAAAAAACACATTCGATTCAGACCGTTTCTTGTAAAAGAACAAAGAAATCTAATGATGGCGATGGAATCTGATGATAAAGAAACAATTGAAAAGAATATTCGGCAAGTTTTACATAATTGCACATTGACACCAAATGTTGATATTGATTCATTACCAATTATTGACGTTGAGTTTTATTTCATTAATCTCAGAGCACGGTCGGTTGGTGAAGTAATTGAAACCAAGTATCGTTGTGAAAATGAAGTTAATGAAAAACCTTGTGGCAATTTGATGGACACATCAATCAATCTTTTAGATATTCAGGTTGAATTCAAAGAGAATGCTAAAGATATTATTCAATTAACTGATGCAATTGCAATCAAATTAAAATATCCAGAATTTTCTTTGTTAGAAAGAGCAACAAAATTTAATAGTGCCACCGATATGGCATTTCAAATGATTGTTGAGAGTATTGAATATATCTTTGACGGTGAACAATATTATTATGCCAAAGAGACCGATCCATCAGAAATGATTGAATTTGTTGAATCATTGAACCAAGATCAATTTGCAAAAATAGAAAACTTTTTTAATAACTTACCAACAATGAATAAAGTTATTAAAACTACTTGTAGTAAGTGTGGTTATAACCACACGATAGAGGTGGAAGGGTTAGACAATTTTTTCGGTTAACATTTCGTCATGACAATTTAAGAAATTATTATAAAACAAACTTTTCTTTGATGCAACATCACAAGTATAGTTTGACTGAACTTGAAAATATGATACCTTGGGAACGTGATATCTACGTTAATATGCTTATACAATTTATTGAAGAAGAAAACGAAAAGATAAAACAAAGACAAGGTAAATGATAAGCAATTACGAAAGAGCAGCTGCCACAAGAAAACGAGGAGTCTTAGGTACTATTACCAGTAGACTGACCTCAGGCCAAGGTATTGGCCAATCGATTGGTGGCGGTATATCTGAATCTTTTAAAGCCAGAACAACTGGATTAAAAGAGAAATTCGACCCGTTAAACATAGCCAAAATGTTCACGGGTAATCTTGGTATGGGTTTACTTGGTAAAATCACTGGTAGAAGTCCTGAAGATATGACATACTTTGCAAACAAAGGACGAAAAAAAGGTGAGAAAGAATATTCTGTTACTCGACCACAAGAAACAAAAGTGGGTAATGTAGAAACTGCTTTCTATACTACAATCAGAGAAGGTCAGAGAAGTTCTTTACAAAAAGGTGACAATGTTGCAACTGTGGCTGCTAAATTAACCAATGCCATGAAATTCTTTTACGAAAAAGAAAATCTCAATAGAGAATTAGAGCATAACTTTGAAGAAGAAATCGAATCAGAAGATCAAAGACGCCACGATAATTTGATTGCTGAGATTAAAAAATTAAAAGATAAAAGGCCAACAAAGGTTGATATTGAAAAAACTAAAAAAGATTTAGACATTCAACAACCCACAACAACGGCGGTACCGCCACCAAAGCCAACAGAACCTACACCTACACCAATACTGACAAAGCCCACACCAAAGGCCACTCCTGTAGAAACTCCTAAAATTCCTGGAGTACCTTCAGTACCTAAGGCAGAGAAAATACCAGAGTTACCTAAAGTTACACCAAAAGTAACAAAAGAAACTCCGGCTATACCAACAGAAATTAAACCACAGGCACCGGTGGCAACAAAAGTTCCTACACCTTCTATGGGTGGTGCTGCAGCAATTGGTGGCACGGCAGCAGTAATTGCTGGGATAGGAACAGCACTGGCTGAAGTTGGTATAACTAATGAATATGCACAGAAAGCAATTTTAGGTAACGTCAGTAAAGAATCTGGATTTGCAGCAAAGTATGAAACAGGTTATGGTAAAACTTCAAACGAAAGAATTCGTAAAATATTTGGTAGTAGAGTCGCAAACCTGTCCGATGAACAGTTGAATGAAATCAAAAAAGATGATTCTAAATTTTTTGAAACGGTTTATGGTTATCAAACTCAAAAAGGTCAGGAGTTAGGCAATACCGAACCAGGTGATGGCTTTAAATTTCGTGGTCGTGGTTTGATTCAATTGACAGGTAAAGATAATTATAAAAGAATTGGTAAACAGATTGGTGTGGATTTAGTTTCAAATCCAGATTTGGTGTTCGATTCAAAGATAGGACCAAAAGTTGTTGCTGCCTTTGTTAAGAACAAATTAGGTGATAAAGTAAATTCGTTTAAAAGTCAATCTGAAGCCAATAAAGAAGTTACTAAGGCTGTGGTTGGTGCTAGTGTAGATTTAACCAAAGGATTTGGTGCTGAACAGATGGCAAGAGTTGAGGCATATACAAGTGCACCATCAGGTGAAGCAGTATATGCTATGTCTACACAGAATCAAGATTTAAAAGAACAGGTGCCTGTAACAAATGTTGCAGTGAATAATACAAAAACATTCATCAATGCTGGTGCTGGTCAACAACGACAGGTTATAAGTACCACAGTAATGGATGATTCTCCAATGTTAGCTACAATGTAAAATGGTTATAATAAAAACAATAGGTCAAGATACTTTTTCGTGGAATCCAAATGCCTTCAATAAGAAAGGTCATTGGTTTCTTTTAGCTGAAACTGGCAGTTATATTCGACCAGCCACAAAGAAAGAGATGTCGCAACTAGGTAAACCAAAACAACAAGATAATATCGATTCAACCGATAAGAAGATGTCATATCAACAGGCATCTAAAATCAGAAAGAAATCTCTCAAAGATTTAATTACTGAAAAAATAATAGAAGGCCAAGAAGGTGTGTTTTCTTCTATTAAATCCAGTATATCAGAAAAATCTCAAGCACGGTCATTAGGATTAAAAGAGAAATTTGATCCTTTAAATATTGCCAGAATATTAACTGGTGGTTTTGGTTCTGCTTTACTTGGTGGTATGACAGGAAGAAGTAAAGAAGATATTAGTTATTTTTCTGGAAAAAAGATAAAAGAAACAAAACAAAAACCTGCATATATCAATGAGAAATTAAATAAATCAGACGTTGGTTTATATTCTTCTATATCAGAAGGCAACACACAATCAATGAAGAAAGGTGATGGTATTGCCACGATATTGGCTCGCATGTATAACATGATAAAAGCCGAACAGATTAACTCTTTAAAAAGATATCAAATAGAAAAGAGTTTTAAAAAGATTCGTGAAAAAGAAAAAGAAAAACGCAATAAAGAATTGATTGAAGCAATTAAATCTTTAGGATCTTTTGTAACTGTAAAAACTGTAGATAAAAAACAAGAAAGTGGCGGACTTATTGATTTCGTTAAAGGTTTAATTGATGCCGCAAAAAATATGATCTTTGGTGTAATATCATCCGCTTTCAATAATATATGGGGATTATTAAAACCTTTATGGAATTTAATAGGTGAAATTGGTGGTATATTAGGATTGGGAGCATTACTTAATAAACTAAAAGGTATATTCGATAAACAAAAACCTCCAATTATACCAGGAGAACCAAAACCAGCAGAACCTAAACCTGCTGAGCCAAAGCCTACAGAACAAAAACCTGCTGAACCAAAATCAGAAGAACAGAAAAAGACCGAAGAAAAAACTAAAAAAACAGCAGAAAAGGCTACCAAAAAAGGCAAAGAGAAATACGAAGAAGAAAAGAAAACAACAAAAGTAGAAAAGGTCGAAGAAAAACCAAAGGCAACAAAGATATCAAAAATACTGAAAGGTGCTAAAGGTGTGTTGAAGTATTTTGCCAAACTTCCTTTTATTGGTGGTATTGCTGGTGCTTTCGAAATGATGGACACAATGAAGCAAGCAATCGCTGACCGTGAAGAAGGTAAAATAGATGATAAACAATTACGAGAGATTATGATATCCAGTGGTGCTCAGATAATTGCCGCTGGTGCTGGTACTTCAATGGGTGCTACGATAGGTGCAACTATAGGTTCAGTTGGTGGCCCAATAGGTGCTTTCTTGGGTGGCGCAACTGGTGCAGCATTAGGTTATGTTGGTGGTAAGAAAGCAGGCAAAGCAATAAGTGAGAAACTATTTGAACATATTGCCAATTCTAGCGCTGATGTTGAACCTATGGTTACTACCACACCAGAAGAAAATAATAAACCTATAGAACCAGTTTCTATAGAGGCACCAAAAGTAAATCAGACAGCACCAACTGCAGCACCGACAACATCAGCAACACCAAAAGTTTCGGCACCTGCACCAATGGTTACGCCTGTATCATCTAGTAATAAAACAGATGCACGATTGGAATCTACAATGAGTAAAAATGCTGAAATTAAGATGACAGCTAAACCTGCTATGAGCACAACAGTAATAGATAATTCTCAAACTATTGGTAACAATTCTGGTGGCGGTAGTAATATTGCCGTTGATACCACAGTTTCTACTCGAATAGATGATCCAACATTACTGAGAGTTCAACGGCAGAATATGCGGCCAGTATAAAATAAAAAACCCCGCCGTAGCGGGGTCTAAACCAACTTCTGAGGAAAGGAGTTTTGGTTTAATTTTCTTCAGCTAGCTTACTGAAATAAGCCATATCATCATCTTCTTCTAAATCAGGTTCAGCACTCAAACTACGTTGAGCAGTCTTAGGTGCTTCTTTGATTTGTTCAACAGTTGTCTTGGCAGCAGGTGTTTCACCATTTAAACCAAGAACCTTATCAAGGCGTTGTTTCAAAGCATCATATGATTTGAATTCTTTATCAGCAATCATCTCAGTTAAAGAGTATTGTGATTTCCAAATCTTCTCTAGTTCTTCATCATCATTTAATAAAGCAGATGGCGATTCAAACTCAGATTTATCATAATTCTGATAGCCTTCAACTTTACGAATCTTTAACTTGAAGTTGGCACCTTTCCACAAATCGAATGGATTGATTGCCTCCTCATCAGCAAACTGAGGATTCATGGCTTCAGAAATCTTATCAAAGATTTTTTTACCAAACTTGAACAAGAATACCTTGCCTTCATTCTCAGGATGTTTTGGGTCGGATACAATATAAACGTTTGCGATGTAATTTAGTTTACGTTTTTGTTTGCGAACAATGTCTTTATTTGCTTCTATACCAGAATTCCACAATGCAGAATTGTGTTCACAAATTGGACATTTTTGATCTTTAGTTGTCAAACAGTTATCGATTAACCAACCACCAGGACCTTGGAATCCGTGTGAGAAGATTTTAACCCATGGCAAACCATCTTCACCATCTTTTTCAGATGCAGGAAGAAAACGAATCGTAGCCATGCCGTTACCAGCTTTGTCTACTTCACATTTCCAAAAATTATCGGATTTATCGGAACCTTCTGTTGGTGTATTGAGTGCCTCGATTGCTTTAGATAGTTTGTCGAGGTTGCCAGATTGGCGTTTGAGATTAGCAAAACTCATAGTATTTCCTTTCGTATAAACGGAGTATTAACGGTGTATTAAAACGACTTATCCACATTATTCATTATATAAGAATATTTATCCAATGTCAAACATACATTTTCAAAATACCGATGGTAGTCATGGCATCCGTGTGAAGTATACCAATACCACCTTCTACTCGCCATTGATCGATATTTTGTGATGTATCATCAATCAATAGTGAATTTTCATTTGAGAAATCTCTCTTAAATCTTTTACCTGGTACTAAATTAACAGGAAATTCAATACCATGTTTTTTCAACCACTCAATTTTCTGTTCTCTGATTTCAGCATCACGTTTTTCGGATGATGTCGAAGAAAGAATCTCTGTGGGAATAGGTAATGACCTCAAATAATTAATTAAGGTCATAGCGTCAGGCATTAAATCTAGTGTTGCAAATTGCCTTTCAGCAATAAACATAGTGAAAAACTTATCAAAGGTTTTGTATGTGTCGGCCTCTTTTGGCTCAATCTTATACAATTCTTTGTAACGTTTATTAAAATCAGCAATCACACCATCCATGTCTAGATAGATTTTTGTGATATTCACTTTAGGCATATTCTTTTATCTTTTCTTTCAAAATTTGTTTAAACTTCACTTTATCGTAAGAGAGAAATGGTTTGTATTTCTCACATTTTCTTTTAAAGTTAGGCCAAACAAGATCATCATATATTTCTTTTTCCCACATAGGAAAAAAATTCATCAAATCATTCAGAATTATTAATGTTTCTAGTGCAATATCTTTTTGTTGAACATACTGCATTAGTAATGGAAACTCATTGTTTCTTACGATTAATAAATCATTTGGATTATCAACTCTATCTAACAGTTTAATTATATCATTTTCAAAGGTATAAGTCAAGCTTTGAATTCGTTTCTGCCACTTTTTGTAATTGTCCTCGGATTCTGGTCCTAGTATATCACCAACCCATTGAATATCTTCT